ACTCAGCCCCCGCCCGCAACGCCCGAGTCGCTTCAGGCGTCGGCAGGAATCGAAGACATGTTTGACGAGTTCCGCAAGCGGATTCGGCAGACGGCGGCCGAAGAGACGAAGCATATCACCGCAATCCGAAAGATCTGCGGCACCGAGCATCCCGAGATCGAAGCGAAGGCACTCGAAGAGGGATGGGATCTGACGAAATGTGAGCTGGAAGTGATGCGGGCCTCGCGCCCGAAGGCACCGGCGGCGCATGTTCCGCAGGATCAGACTTCGCCTGTTGTGCTCGAAGCGGTGGCGATGGGCGCGACGGGGATCACTGCCTCGGCGCTGGAACGGCATTACGATGCGAAGACGCTCGAAGCGGCGGACAAGCTTCGCGGCATCGGTATCCAAGAGTTCTGCGAACTGGCCTGCGGAATGCGACTTCCCCGGTACAGACGCGACGCAAGCGGATGGCTTCAGGCGGCATTCAGTACGGCCAGCTTGCCGGGCATCCTCTCGAACCTGGCCAATAAGATGCTGCTGCAGGGCTATAACTACATCGAGGACGCCTGGCGACGGATCTGCAAGATCGCAACGGTCAACGACTTCAAGTCGCATACCCGTTACCGAATGACGGGCAACTTCACGTTCGAGAAAGTCGGCCCCGACGGCGAGCTTAAACACGGCAAGGTCGATGAGCAGACGTTCAGCCAACAGGCCGATACGCACGGCATCATGTTCGCGCTGACGCGTCAGATGATCATCAACGACGACATGGGCGCGATGACCGACATTCCGCTGCAGATCGGTATGGGCTCAGGCGAGTCGATCGCTGACGCGGTCTGGGAACTGTTGCTGTCGAACCCCGTGCAGAGCGACGGCAAGGCCTTCTTCCACGCGGATCATAAGAACTATGCGGCCGGGGCCGATACGGCGCTTTCGATTGACGCTCTGACGGCGGCCGAGATCCTGTTCGGCAATCAGACGAAGCCCAACGGCCGTCCGCTTGGTGCAACGCCTCGGATCTTGCTGGTGCCGACGGCGCTGAAGGTCGCGGCCGAGCAGCTGATGACGGCCCTTCAGGTCAATGAAACGACCACAGCGAACAAGTCGAAGCCGAGCAACAATCCACACGCGGGCAAGTTCGAGGTTGTCTCTTCGACGTACCTGTCGAACACGTCGTTCACCGGCGCTAGCTCGAGCGGATGGTATCTGATGGGTGATCCGAATCGCATCCCGACGATCGAGGTCGCGTTCCTCGGTGGTGTCGATCGCCCGACGGTCGAGCGGGCCGACGCCGACTTCAATACGCTTGGTATCCAGTTCCGCGGATACATCGACTTCGGTGTGAAGGAACAGGATTATCGCGGGGCGCTGCTGATGAAGGGTGTCGCCTGATCTTCCGTTTAACCCTTTTTCGAAAGGCCTAACCATGTGCTTGGACGTTGATGTACGCGCCGCCCTTCGGACGGCGCTTGACGATGAGCGATTGTCGGATGAGGCACTGCTTATGTTCTGCTCTCTGCTCTCGCGCGTCGGATTCTGTGCAGGTTGGGGAAGTGCATGTGCGGATTGGACGGATTCGGATTACGCCGCTTTGGATGAACTGACCTGTGCGGACTACATCTATCGTTCGCCGAAGGACGACATTGCGGCGTTTCTGGCCGTCCGTTTCTTCGAAGTATAACCCTCATTACCAGGAGCACTTTATGCGTGGAATTGTACTTGTTTCGCTGATCCTTGGAACCGCCTATTCGGGCATTCCGCCGGATGAGCATGCAATGGACCTGCCGGTCGAAATCCGTCGCTGGTACTTCAATCCCGACGGCTCGTGCGTGCAGTGCAGTATCGGCATGTGCGGCGCCGATCAAGACGTCCCGGCTGCAGCAACGCTTCTATGGGACACCGAGTACGGCCCGGCCGAGCGCGGCGGATCGTATCCCGAGCGTGTCGCCAGTTATTGCCGCTCGCGCGGGATCAAGGCGTACAACATCACCGGCGAGCGGACGTTCGATTGGATGCGGTGGGCGGCTTCGACCGGACGCGGTGCCGCCATTGGTGCCGGTCGGGCGCATTTTCAAACGCTCGTCGGCCATGATCCGAAAACCGGCACCTGGCAGGTCTGCAACAACAATTCGCCCGATCGGATCGACACGTACGACGAAGAGGCGTTTCGAAAACTGCATTTGGCCAGTGGGCGGTGGGTGGTGATTCTCGACTACCCGCCGCACCCGGCTCGGCCCGTCTACCACAAGTGGTGGTAACGTGTTTCTATTCTCAAGCTTCAAAACCGGCGCAGCCGGTGAAAGGATGATTTTATGACTACGAAGAAAAAGATTTGGATCGCCGTTGCTGCGGCGGTCGGGCTTCTCGTCGCGATTGTTGCGATCGCACGAAGCGGCGAAGTTGATAGTGATGCCGTACTTCGCTGTGGCGACATGGTTCAACATATCAGCGGATACGGCCAGTCGGCTACCGACCGATTCGTTGAAGCGATGGCCCCGCCGAAGAACGATAGCGACAAGTGGTTCGTGACCGTTGTCGGATCGAGTCGGTCGCAGGCGTGTGAGCGATTGCGAACCGACTGGATGCGAGATGCGAATCTATTGGCCATCGCCAACCCGAACGATCCGTCCCGATCGTGGGCACATTGGCATTACTATTACTACGGCGATAAGTCGCAGTCGTGGCGATTTGAAAAGGTCAAGATCACGCATATCCCGACGGTGATCGTCCAGCCGCCTCGCGATGGCAGCTATGGCGATCCGTCGACGGTCGTTTGTCAGCTTGTCGGTTACAACGGGGATGCGGATGCACTGGCGGCAAAGATTCGCGGTTCGATTCGTGCGTATGTCGCCAAGCTCAAGGCCTCTCAGCCCCCGGCCACCGATACTGGCCGACTGACGCCCCCTTGGACCCCCGCGCCGAAAGTCGATCCGCCGCTGGACGATACCGACGACTCGATGCCGGTCCATCGAATCTTCCCGGATATTGATATTCCCGGTGAGATCGAGATCAGCTTCCCGTGGCGGGAGATCATGACGTTCTTTACCGTCGGCATTACGATTCCCGCCGTGATTGCAATTATCATCTGGGTGATCGTGATCGTCCGTAACTGGAAGAAGGAAACTGGACGGAAGCTTTATCTAAGCGACGAGGCGTTCGCCTCGGTGATCAACGTCCTTGAAGATGTCGCCGGTCGGTTTGCGCCGAAGCCGGATGAGCCCGAGGAGGAAGAGAAGCCCAAGGTTATCAGTCGTTCAAAACCTTACCACGCGAAAGAAGACGGTCAAGAAAAAGACCACCGGCTGATCGTTTGAAAGTTACCAATGACAGGTTCTACCATTCCCGAAGATCCCGAAACCGGGGGCGGTTATCCATTGCCGCCCTCGACAGGAGAAATATCTATGTCCGTACGTTTTATTCATGACGGCGAGTCGATCGACCATACACCCACCGGCAATGTCTATTCGGGCGATGTCGTCGTCCAAGGCGATCTGGTCGGCTTCGCCAATCTCGACATCCCCGCCGGGCGCCCCGGTGCACTGAAGGTTCAGGGGGTATTTGATTTGCCGAAAGCGGCCGAAGTGCTGGCCGTCGGTATCAAAGTCTACTGGGACGCCGATGGTGATCCGGTGGGCGGCACGGCCGGTAGCGGGGCCCTTACGGCAACGGCCACCGACAACACGTATGTCGGTAAGATGGTAGCCGCGGCCGCCGATACCGCCGCGCTGGGCCGAGTGAGGTTCGACCAATGAGCGACCTTCTTCGTAAGGGCGCCGAGTGGCTGGAGCAGAAGCGACGTGACTTCTGTTCCAGCCCGGTTGAGTATATCCAAGACGGCCAGTCGATTCCGGTGCAGGCCACGTACGGTAAAACCGGCTATACGATCACCGACGGCCAAGGCGGAAGTGTCGGCGCGCACGTGGTCGACTTCCTGATCATGGCCGACGAATTGGGCCTAAAGCCTAAGGAAGGCGACACGATCCTCGCCGACGGCGTGCAGTATGAAGTGATGAACTTTGGTGACGACGGATGCTGGCGGTGGAGTGACTCGTATCTTATCACCTTTAGGATCCATACGAGAGAGGTGGGATGAGTATCGTAACCGACATTGCCGACGCTGTGGCCGTCGAACTTAGTGAAGGCGAGTTCTCGCAAGCGTTCACGCCCCAACGTCTGGCCGTTCCCATGTTCGAGCTTAAGGATCTGAAGGATTTGCATGTATCGATCGTTCCTCATTCGCTTGAAATCACCGGTGCCACCCGAGGCATGAGCCAGTACGAAGCGACGATCGATATCGGCGTGCAGAAGAAGATCGACAGTGATCCGGATGAGGCGGTCAAGACGCTCGGCACGCTCGTTGATGAACTCGCCGACTTCCTTCGCAAGCGAACCCTATCGGCCACGCCATGGGCCGTCTGGTCGGGTATTAAGAACGATCCGGTCTATGTCCCGGAGCACTTGACCGATCAGCGCGTCTTTACCAGCGTGCTGTCGGTTTCTTACAAGATGGTGCGCTAATGTTCGGCATGGACTTCAAGCGGATGTTCTTTGACTCAAAGACCGTCCGCAGTAAAACCGATCGGGCGACGCGCCGGGTACTTTCACGGTTCGGCGCGTTCGTCCGGCAGACCGCTCGCCGGTCGATTCGCAAGCGTAAGGGCCGCTCGAAGGCGGGCACGCCACCGAGCAGCCACGTCGGCCTTCTGAAGCGGTTTATCTTCTTTGGTTACGACGTAGTGCGCCGGTCGGTAGTGATCGGCCCGCTGCGTCTTACCAAGCGTGGCCGAGGCACCGCCCCGCAAATTCTCGAAACCGGTGGACGTGCCATGCTCTTCTCGCCCAAGAAGAAGCGAATGATCCGTTCCCGTTTTCTGCCGCGCCCCTACATGGGCCCGGCGTTTAAGAAAGAACAATCGAACCTGCCGCGCCAGTGGCGGGATTCTATCAAATGAAGGAGTATGTCTTAAGATGCCTGAATTTCTACTTGGAATGAATGCGAAGCTTTATTTCGGGACGACCGGTCAAGGGCTGACGGATCTTACCGAAATGGAGAACGTCATGGACGTCAAATGCGACCTGTCGGCCGGGGAAGCGGATGTCACCACCCGCAAGAACAAGGGCTGGCGTGCCACGGCCGCGACGCTTCGCGAATGTACGGTCGAGTTTAAGATGCTGTGGCTTCCCGCGGATGCCGGTTTCCAGGCGGTCAAGTCGGCATTCCTCTCGGCTGGTCAAATCCGACTGGCGCCGCTAACCGGCGAGAAGAGCAGCGACGGCACCACCCCGGTCGAAGGCAGCGAAGGACCATTGGCCGACTTCTCGATTACCGGATTCCCTCGTGAGGAACCGCTGGAAGAGGGTGTCACCATCGACGTAACGGCCAAGCTCGCCCTGTTCGAAGAGTGGATCGTGGACGGCATGGAGGCTGCGTAACCCTCGCAATGTGGGATTTGGGACGTTTTTTAGGCACATATATAAGGTATGAATCATGAAGCAATTTTGCGATAAATCGGGGCGAAGTTGGATGATTTCACTGACGCTCGGAACGGCCATCGAAGTCCGCGATAAGCTGGGCGTCGATCTACTGCAGCCCGAGCAGGGCAATCCGCCGCTACTGACCCGGCTCGGCACCGATGAGATCATGCTCGGTGAAGTGATTTGTGCACTGCTCGGTGATCAGTTCGAGAAGCATGGCGTAACGGCATCTGAAGTTCGCGCTTCCTTCGACGGTTCCACACTTCTTGCCGCCCAGAAGGCGTTCTATGAGGAACTGGTCGATTTTTTCCAGAGCCGAGGCCGGACCGACCGAGCGAGGGCGGTCTTGGCACAGATGCAAGTGATCGAAGCGGCGATTCGCGCAGCCGAGACTCGAATCGAAGCGATCGACATCGAACGAACGATCGAAGAGGCCGAGCGTCAGCTCGAAGAGACGATCCATGGGCAGAGATCTGGCTCGCCGCCGGAAGTCTCGGAATCGACCCAAGGGGACTGACGCTTCGCCAACTTCTACTTATGTCCGAGGGACAAGGCCAGGCTTGGTGGTCGGTCGCCTCGGCTCTGATGGCCCTTCTGGCCAACTGTCATCGTGACCCCAAAGGCCGGGCGCTTCGACCCGATGATTTCAACCCGTACGTCAACAAGCATGTGCATACGAAAGAAGTTATCGAAGTGACGCCCGAGAATCTCGCCGATTTCCGCCGGGCGTTTATCGGCCGGTAATCTTCTTTTCTGGTACTATCTATGTCTTCCACCACTGCCATCCGGGCCGGGCGGGCCTTTG